TAGGGATTGTAGTTCTTTTCCTTTTGCTTGCAATCTCACCTCCACACGCCATGTACCCAGCTCCATCAACCCAATTGTCAGGATGTTCTGGATTTGATTTGATTCGTGCAACTTTCAGGAGGTTCATCATAACACCTACATCATGTGGATTAATCACAACACCTAAGTAAGTTGACCAGAAGTCTGCAATCATTTTGAAGTTGTCCTCCATGTCGCCATGATCAGACGCTCTATCTTTCGTTACATACTTCTTGGCAGTGTCGAGAATTTCACCTCGCGTTGCTTCTTCTGTATGTTTGCTCGTAGCCCATTTAGCCATTTGTTTTCCTTTCTTATAATTCTAATACCATTTGAGTAATAACTTTACTTCCAGAGTTATATTGTTTTGTCTCACCTTTAGGGTAAGGGAACTGATCATAGTTTAAAGACTTAGTTAAAAGTTTTCGATCTTTCTTACTTCCAACAATATAAATATACCTATGTTTGCGTGGCCTATCTATGTATTCATATTTGTCTGGATTACCTTTTCTTTCTTCGATTGTGCTTTGCTCAGTGATAGTTTTGGAATGTAGGTTTGATCCTATAATTCTCCACTCTGTTCTTTTTGCACTCAGGCCAGTGTATAAAAAGTTAGTTGCCTGATAAACATATCCAACGTGACCCTGACTTATATCAGCATATGAAATTACAATTTTTGGTTTTGGTAGCATCTTTAAAGATTGAGATATTAGAAAAGAAGATTGATTCTTATCATTATCTTGTAGGCATAATCTATTTAGCTCTACTACTTTACTTGCATGTTCCTCGCCACAAACGCCCATACAAAGAGCGGGGGATGGGGGGATACCATAAGTCACAACGCCAATAAGTTCAGATTCATCAAACAATCCAAATGCATTTGTTATGTTTGGTATTCTTTTTGCATAATGTTTCTTCAATAACCAATTGTAAGTATCAACAGATTTAATTGGTAAAACTTTTAAATTTGACATATTAATTCCTTTCTCAATTTATTGGCGGTGAGAAGTAAGCAAACCTTGGCCTACCCTTTGCACCTTCATTTTGATTTCTACACTCAATACCTCTGTCAGTTTGCAGTGCATCAAGAATATCAGCACGTCTGCGCCTATCCATATTTGCAAAAGCTGATACACTTCTGGCTAACTCACGTTCAGTTAAGCCAGTTAACCCAGCCTTTTCTATTCGTGCGTATACTGCCTTACATGCCGCCTCAAATGGTCCTTCTGACATATTAGACCTGAACATCTCGATAGTTTGGATTGCATAGTGATCTACATAATCAATAGACCACTGCATTGCATCTGAACCTATTTCGTCCTGACCCATTGACCGAGCAATGATCAAAGACAAACGCATGGCAATCTCACGGCTACGATTGTACATAGCCTCCAGACCTGTACCTGTCTCTTTCTTAATTGCATTAACCAATCTCTGCTCGTACTCACGCAGAAGATCTTCAGCTTCCTGAGTAAATGCAACTTCTAGTGGATGTGGTGGCATGTCATGACTGTTGCCAGTATCTAAGTCACCTTCATTTGCATTGGCATGATCCTTTGCCCAAGTAGCAAGTCGATCAGATATTGTTGACCTTCTTTTCTTCTGGGACATCTGCACACCAATTTCAGACTTCACAATTATAAAACGATTGAGCAATCCAGATGCAACATCACCTCCACCAATAGCTTGCATAAACTCTGATGGTGTAGACATTCCAACTAATGTGAGAGATGGACGCTTCACAACCTTTTCCAACTTCTCTGCGTCTGCCGATTTCATTGTATTGGTTGCGTAACCTTGTTGTCTTAAAGTTCCATCTTGGCGTCCAAAGCATTCCATGATTGCAGTTATTGCGTCAGCTTTATGTTGCATACCCTTTGCAGATGCCGCCTTTAACTGTCGCCCAAGTTCATCAATTACAGATACATGCGTTGGCTTTTTTGTTAGTGTAGATAAAACACCCGCACTCGATGTATAGCCAGCAGGCCCTATTAATTCATCTAACCCAGACTGCTCAAGTAATTCCTCAATGACAGTCTTCGTGTGTTCCTTACCAGATCCTGTCTCACCAATATTTAAGAAGTATAAGCTAGAGAAGTTTCTCTGATCAGTAACCCACCGACGACCCATTGCAACTGAACCAAATGCAATTGCACATTGCACAGCAAATTGAGGTTGGGGTTTGATTGCAGATACAGTGTAGTAATTTACAACATCCTGAAGAACGCCAGGCACACTTAGTAAATGTTCAGGTATTTCACCTAGTGGTGTGTCTACTTCTTTTGATTTTGTAGACATAATATTCTTGGCGACTCTTGCACCATGCTCGATTGCTTCCTTGTCTAAATCATACTCTTCGTCTTGCGTTACGTTTAATATTTGAGCGGCTTCTTTGACCGCCTTCTGGACGTTGCCCATGTGTTCGAACTGTAGCCACAGTTCAAATGCATCAAATGTATGTGCATTATCAAATGGATCGGATGCGTGGTGGCTGTAGGCTCTGCCATCATCAAATAATTTTACACCAGCTAATCCTGACGTACTGTTGGGAGATAAATATCTACCCTTGGACGTTGGCTTGTATCCATACTGAACCATCAAAGTGTGCATGTCATGTGCATCATTGAATGCATCTATCACTGAAGTGCTATCACTTTTAGGTCTTGGCTTTCGTGTTGGCTGAAACTCTGCCTTCTTTTTCCAAGGGCAAATGTCCATCAACTGTGGGCGAAACTTATCCCACTCACGCCACAATGTTAAAATTTGTGGTGGTAGTTCTGGGATGCCATCGAAGATTGATCTCCCTGCCCATTCATATGGACGACCTGTATCTGGATGGATACTTGGCGGAAGTACATCCTGAACAGAGCCTGCGCGCAATTCAAATACCACTTCGGTCTTGCGTGGATCTCCCTCGACAGGCCACGATATCTTGTGCGTGATTAAATCAGGTGGAGCTTTAAAGATCAACTTACCACGATTTTCACGTCCGATAATCTGTGGTGCAGATTGCATCAACTCAGAAAAATCTATTCCCAGATGTTCAAAAATTATTTTTGTATGCTCGACATTATCTATGTCGATAGCACAAGTTCCAGATGCACCATGCAGTAATCCTACATTGTGATTTGGGTTCTGCTCATAATATAGTCTGGCCTGATCTGGATCTGACAATGCCTTCTCTGGTTGTTGCCAACCAAATCTCGTTGGCCCTTTGGAGCCAGCAGGGATTGTTACCAGATACCAACTCAACTTTGAGCAGTAATCTTCTATCTGAAAGCTCATACCGAATCAGTCAGATATTCGCTAAGTTTCTTCCAAGTTGTTAAACTGATGTGGTCAACGCCATCTCCTGATGCGATCCCCTTTACAGTTGGGTGAGATAGCCCACATTTCTCAGCGACAACAGTTAAACGTCGATCTTGCAACGCCTCTCGTATGTCATCCAATGGTAGTAGTGTTTGCATTGTTATTGTCCTTTTTTGCATTATTTGTAAAAACATCTTTACATAGTGAAAATCTTTCTGTAAACAAGATTCTGTAGAGAATGAGTGAAAAAAAGAAAGAAAGGAAATTGCCATGAGCAATATCGATGGACTTGCCTCCCAGTGGCTAGAAGTAAAGGCGTTAGAAAAACAGATTATCGCACAGCGTCATGCGATAGAAGAGCAAATCACAGAGGCACTAGATGCCAAAGATGAAGGCTCAATATCCCACAAATTATCAGAGCATAAAGTTACGTTATCACAGCCTGTGTCTCGTAAGGTTGATGCTATTGCATGGGATAAAGTTAAAGATAAAATCCCAAGTAATTTACACCCAGTAAAGGTAAGCGTATCTGCGGATGCCGCTGGCTGTAGATATTTAGCGGAAAAAGAACCGCGCCTATGGTCAAAAATTGCCAAGGCATTCACAACTAAATCTGGAAAAATTGGTGTAAAAGTAGAGGCTCTGTAATGGAGCTTACTGCCAATGAATTGGTTATGCTATCCGAAGCGTTGAAGTCTGTGACGTTTATGGATGGCCTGACCAAAAGCCCAGAGCAGATCAGATTGGAACGTAAACTGTCACGTTGGTCTGATCATGAAAATCTATTTTTTGTAGAAGGAGAAAATAATGGAAGAAATAAATAAAATATTAGACGAGGTGTTTGCCTCTGTCTTTAAAGAGAAATGGGAGGATAGAGAATATAAATGGCTATAAATTTAAAATCACTATCTAAGCCATCAGGTCAGCGACCAATAATCGCCACCTTATTTGGTGAAGGCGGAATGGGTAAAACTACCCTAGCCGCTATGTTCCCGAAGCCAGTCTTTATAAGAACTGAAGATGGAACTGCATCACTCATGGGTAACAAGGAAGTTAGTCTGTTCCCATTGGCAACATCAAGTCAAGATGTCTTGGATGCAATTGAGGCTCTAGCTACTGACAAGCATGAGTTTAAGACATTGGTTATCGATAGCATTACGCAATTGGCAACAATGATCGAAAGCGAAATTGTAGCGGCTGATCCTAAAGCTAAATCTATAAACCAAGCTGGGGGTGGATATGGAGCAGGGTATGGTACTGCATCTGAGAAGCACCGACAGATCAGAGAGTGGGCAGGATCTCTTGCCTATGAAACTGGAATGAATGTGGTCTTCATTGGACACGCCGACACTGAGACGTTGGACTTGCCTGATCTAGATCCATACGCAAGGTACTGTGTGAGAATGCATAAGAAGAGCATTCCACATTACACTGATAATGTTGACCTAGTTGGATTAATCCGACTGAAGACATTTACTCGCGGAGATGGCGATAAGAAGCGCGCCATTTCTACAGGTGAACGTGAGATCCTGTGCTTTCCACAGGCATCATCAGTCACCAAAAATCGGTTCAACATAACTGAACCACTGCCATTTACATTTGATGGCGGCAATCCATTTTCACAATTTGTATCAGAGTAGGAGAACTCACATGGACTTAAACGGATTTAACGCATTAGAAATCGAGCCAACAACAATTAACGAACCAATCCCAGCAGATTGGTACAAGGCTGTAATTTCTAACACCGAGCAGAAGGCGACTAAAGCTGGAACTGGCTCATACCTAGAACTCACAATTGACGTGATCGAAGGATCATATCAAGGCAGAAAAATTTGGGATCGACTAAACTTACATAACCCAAACCTATCTGCGGTTGAGATTGCACAACGTAATCTATCGAGCATTTGTCGTGCGATTGGTGTGAACAACCCAAAGGATAGTGCTGAGTTATGTGACAAGCCACTGATGGTTAAAGTTGCAGTTAGAGCGGCTGATGGTCAGTATGATGCCACTAACGAAGTTAAGGGTTACGATGCGGCAGGTGGAGCTACGGCTACTGCATCACCTGTAGTTGCAACTGCGAGTGCATCTACACCACCTTGGAAAAAGTAACGTCTACCTCTGGATCGGCTCCTCGTGAGCCGATTTACTAGATAGATGGAGAAGAAAATGAATCTTTATGAAAGAAATCAAGAACATAAAAAAAACAACGAATTTTTTAAAATATTTGTGCGTTGCTTTAATTGGGTAAATATCTACCAGCCACAACCTGAAAAATCGCCTTGGCATTGGCAGGCTCGTGTTGTTGGAGAGGGTACGCATAGTGTGATTATAAACTTTTGGCCTCATGTTGCAAAAGCACAACGTGACGGAGAAAAGAGCGTTCAGGGTTGGGACGAAATATATAGTATTATGCAATGCGCCATTAATGAAAACGGCTTTGACGAATTTGAGGTAATTGAATGAACATTGAACAATATATTACGCCAAAAACAGTTCGCCTCATTTACGAGAAATATCAACAAAAACGAAAGAATGAGCATCGACCTCACTTGGGTGGATCTCAAATTGGCAATGAATGTAGTCGCGCACTTTGGTATCAGTTTAGGCACGCATGGACGCCAGACTTCTCTGGGAGAATACTTCGATTGTTTGAAACAGGTGATCGTGAAGAAGATCGTGTTGTATCTAACCTAAGAGATATCGGTGTAGAGATTTGGGAAGTAGATCCAGAAACTGGCAAGCAAGTTAGATTTACAGAATGTGGTGGTCACTTTGCATTGTCTCTGGATGGTGTGGGTCTTGGATTTCCTGAGAGCAGTAAGCCACACACACTTGAATTTAAAACAATGAACACCAGAAGTTTTAAAGATATCGAGAAGAAGGGATTACAGAAAAGCAAGCCTATCTATTGGGCGCAATGCCAGATTGGTATGCACTTAGCTGAATTAGAGAACTGCTACTTCTTTGCAGTTTGTAAGGAGACTGACGCTATTTATGCAGAACGTCTAAAGCTAGATAAGTCTGAGGCCATGCAACTTATAGAGAAGGCAAATAAAATTATATTTGCAGAGACGCCACCATCCAAATTAAGTGAGGATGCAAGTTTTTGGCAATGCAAGTTCTGTCCGTATTGGGCAGTATGTCATGGATGCAAAATACCAGAAGTTAGTTGTAGGACGTGTAGCCATGTGACCCCAGAGAAAGATGGTACTTGGAGTTGCGCCAAAGGAAAGCCCACAGTTACCTGTGATGAACATCTATACATCCCACAAATTATGCCAAAAGATTTGGTGGTGCATGATGCTGGGGATGACTTTGTTGAGTATCAAGATCAAGACACTGGCGAGATCATTAAGAACAAGGAGAACAGCCAAGCTATTTTTGATGGCAGAATGAAATGATAGAAGACACGATAGTGAGAGAGGCTGTATTAGAAGACATAAAATATGTTGTCAGCCTCAGTAAAAAAGAAAGTTTGAGTTTAGGTTTTATTCCAAAGATGGCATATGAATCTGCGATTACAGGAATCAAAACTGGCAAGAGATGGTCACCTGTTTGTAATGACAAACTATTTGTGTGTACTGTTAACGATGACCTTGTTGGTTTTTGCCTAGCTAGTTTTGGCAAAAGAAATGCAATCTACCGCAAAGGAAAGATAGCTCAGATTTGCCTCCAAGAAGATGCCAGAAAATTTGAGAGGGGCAAACTGCTTTTAAACATAGTTGTCAATTGGGGTAAGTCTATTGGGACTTTATCTTTTGATGCAGGTTGTGCTGACGATCTGGAAAGTAATTTCTTTTGGCAAGCTATGGGTTGGGAGATTGCAGGATCTCGCAAGGGTATCGGACACAAGAACACTTGGGTTCAAACAAGCAAACGCAAAATCAATATATATAACTACGATCCCAATTGGCTGAGTGGATTAATAATAGGAGACGTTAAATGACATTTACCCTTAGAGACTACCAAAAAGAAGCAATAGATGGGCTGTACAGCTACTGGGCAAGTAAGTCAGGGGATAATCCACTAATCGTTGCACCTACAGGTTCTGGGAAGACTGCGATCATCGCACAACTGATTTCAGACGCCATGAGCTACCACGGCACGAGAGTTATGGTTGTAACGCACGTTAGAGAGCTTCTGGAGCAAGGTGCTTCAGGATTGGTCAAACTGTACCCACAGGCTGATTTTTGCTTCTACAGCGCGTCTGTGGGTGAGAAGCGACTAGACAAGCCTATTATATTTGCAGGTATACAAAGTGTATGGGAGAGAGCCTACGAGATCGTCCCTGCAATTGATTTGATTTTAATTGATGAAGCTCACATGCTACCCAAGAATGAAGGCACTCGATACAACAAATTTATAGCTGACATGAAGAGTTGTAATCCAGATGTTAAAATTGTTGGACTGACTGCCACGCCATACCGATTAGACAGTGGATACTTGCACAAAGGCAAAGGTGCTATCTTTGATGGAATTGCACATGACATATCTGTTGAGATGCTCATGGAGCAAGGTTACTTGTCTCCTGTGATTAGTAAGGGTGGACTAAATCAAATCGACTTAACAGGTGTTGGAAAACGTGGCGGTGAATTTATTGAAAGTCAATTGGCTACTGCCGCATCTGATCCAGAACTTGTAGCGGCTACTGTAAATGAAATTGTTGAGTTAGGTGAGGATAGGAAGAGTTGGTTAATATTTAGTAGTGGCATAAAACACGCACGAATGCTTCTTGAAGAGTTTGAGTCTCACGGAATTTCTGTTGATGCAGTCACTGGCGAAGATAGCAAAAAAGTAAGGGATCAGACAATTGCTGATTTTAAATCTGGCAAACTAAGATGCCTGATAAATGTCAATGTCTTAACTACTGGATTTGATCACCCTGCCGTAGATCTCATTGGTTTAATTAGAGCTACAGCTTCAACTGGATTATATGTTCAAATGGTAGGTAGGGGAACTCGAATTGCAGATGGTAAAGAAAACTGCTTAGTGTGTGATTTCGGAGCCAATGTTGAGCGTCACGGATTTATTGATAAAGTGAATCCAAATTATAAGACCTCTAGTGGCGATGGCGAAGCTCCAGTTAAAATGTGCGAGAAATGCCAGACGATGGTTCACGCCGCCGCTAAAATCTGTCCTCAATGTGGATTTCAATTTCCACCGCCTATGTTAAATCATAATCCAGATTCATACCGAGGCGCTATGTTATCGTCACAAATAGAATCTGAGTGGGTTGATGTCGATAGTGTATGGTATTCAAGACATAAGAAAGATGGAAAGCCAGACAGTGTGAAGGTGACTTACCATTGTGGAATGATGGCAAACTCTGAATGGCTTTGTCCAGATCATGGTGGATACGCCGCCAGTAGATATAGATCCAGAAAGCCTTTGCTCAATGCAACGGCAGATACAACAGATGAAGCTCTGGACGAATCAAGTTCTTGGACAACGCCTAGTCGCATAAAAGTTAGACCATCATCTCACAATCCAAAATATAAAGAAATTGTAGAATTTGATTATACACAAGTGGAGAAAAAACATGAGACGCAAACGCAAAACTCGGACTACTACGATTGGACTGGTGAAGATATCCCCTTCTGAGCATGACGAGCAAGTTGGATTTATCAATTGGTTTCGAGCTAAATATCCAAGCGTTTTGATTTTTGCAATTCCCAATGGTGAGAAAAGAGCCATTAGCGTTGCCAAAAGATTAAAAGCTGAAGGTGTAGTTCGAGGCGTCCCAGATTTATATGTACCTGCATGGAAACTGTGGATTGAAATGAAACGAGCTTCAGGTGGAAGACTTTCGCCTGATCAGAAAGAAATGATAAATTATTTAGAAAGTATTGGAAATACAGTTATCATAGGGAAAGGAGCAAGTGATGCCTCTAAGAAAGTATTGGAGTTTATGGAGAAAGGAAAACTAGAATGACGTGGGAAATAAAAAAAATAATATGTGGAAATCAAGAACATTATAAAAAGGCTCAAGATATTTATCGAGAGGCATGGATGGTGCAATCCAAGAAAGATAAAGATGCCAATCCTACATTAAGATTAAGCCAGAAGCCAATGAAGAATGCCACGCTAAGTAAGGCAGGAGCGTCCAGAGGTGGCAAAAATAGAGCAAAGGCATACGCACATAGTCAACAGCAACTTAGTCTATTTTAACAAAACCTTGTAAGTCATTGAAAACAAACAAAACTTTCCTCTTGATATACTACATTTAGTATGCTATATATTGTATGTAGAGAGAGAAAAGGAGATTTTCTATGAGTGACTTTTACTATAATGATGGCGGACGTGTCGAATCAGGCCGAAGAGGTTTAGCTGGTGATTGTGCAGTTCGCGCAATGGCTATAGCTTTAGAGCTAGACTACGATGCTTGCTATAAAGAAATAGCACAAGCCAATAAAGAAAATGGACGTGCTAAGTCTGTTCGTCATGGCGTTATGAAAGACGTGTATGGCGCAGTTTTAAAGCGTCATGGGTGGGTCTGGCATTCAGCACCAAAATTCAAAGGTGTAAAAGCTCGCGCTGAAGATATGCCTGATGGTGTTGTTATTGCCAGACAGGCAAGGCACTTCGTTGCTGTTATTGATGGTGCTGTTCACGACATATGGAACTGCTCTCACAAAATGGTCTATGGATATTGGGCTAAAAAATAAAACCAACCGCCCTAGCTAATTTATCTGGTTTAACAAACTTGGGTCTGTAGTTTTGATAAGACTTTGCAATGCAGGTGATAATGATGCATCAATTTCTTCTTCAACTACAGGCTCTGGCGTTACACCACTTTCACCACTTACAACTATTGATGTCTGAAGAAAGTTTTTACCAGCGGCTGGTTCCATCTCAACACTTCTCAACCATCTCTTAAATGCTGGAGAATTTTCAAGTTTATCTAAAGCCGACTGAAGGGCAACTTGATTAGCTGAAAAGTCTGCATCTACAAGACTTCTAAACGCCGCACTATTTAACAAATTACCAGCTTCTTTAATTCTATCAGTTTGACCTACGCTTAGTAGTATATCAGTACATGCATCTGCCGCAACTCCAGCCGCAGGACCACCACTTACCATACCTCCACCTGTAGCCGCGCCTCTGATAACTCTCTTTCCAAGTGTACTATCTAAAATTCTTTTAAAGAGTTTTTCAGATGTTAAGCCTTCTAATATCAATGCTTGGTTTGCCTTACCAGTTTGAGAAACTCGACCACGAGCATCTGTAATCCTTTGTGATACATTAAACAAATCAGTTAAAAACTGATCACTACCATCGCCTAAAACAGTTACAATTTTTTTATAAATTGGTTTGTTTCTTTTTAGACCTTGCATGATTCCTGTATATTTTGCGAAATCAAATGGCAAATCTGATGAACCTCTTGGAATAGACAAAGAATTTAAAGCAGTTGCTATAGCTTCTTTTTGTAAATCTTTAGGTATAGATTTTAATATTCTATTTAAGTTTCCTATATCACCACGACTAGCTGAATTTATAGCTTGCGTTAGTTTAGAAGCTATACTTCCTTCAAGATCCTTACCGAAAGTGCTTATAATTCTGTCTTCAAATGCTTTTTGCTTTGCTGTTGTTTGATTAGCTAAACGCAATTGTGAACGAAGTGCATCTCCGCCAATCATCTCTACTGTAAGCAACTGATCTTCTGCCAAAGCACCATATATTCTTTTCAATGCTCCTTGGTTGACATCTCCATATTCACCTTGACCACTTTTCATTGCACGACCAATGTCTTGCTTTAGCCGAATAAGAGCGGCGTAAGTTAGTGGTGCATCTGGATTTGTTATTTTGTCGAAGATTAATTTTTCTTTTGCTGATAAATTTTTACTTCCACCTAGTTCTTCCATAATAGTATTTAATAATTTTACAGTATTATTTGGAGATACCTGTGTGGACTTTGGTACTTGTGCATCAACAGCATCGTATAATTTTTTTGCACCATTTTTTAAAGATGCCTGTGTTGTAGTTAAAGTTTTTAAAATGTTATCAGAAATAGATGCAATGTCAGGAGATCCACCGATTATAGACATAGCTTCATCTGCGGCTTGAGAAGCATCCCTAACCATAATTTCAAACTGAGCAGATGCCTCTGAAGTTTTTATATCTCTTGTGAGACTAGCGGCATTTTTAACAAGTGGGTTATCACTTAAAACATCAGGTGGTAAATCAATGCCAAGTCGCTCTGCCGATGCTTGTACTTCTGGATTCACTTTAGCTTCTTGAGCTAACTTTTCTATTGCCGCTTGAGATTTAGAATTTCTTGCAGAAGCAACTTTTAACAATTCACCAATTTCTATAGGACTTAAAGAGCTTTCAACAGGTACATCCCCAAGGTATACACCTTCTGTTCTTAATGCATCTTTTTCTTTTTGTGTAAATGTTTCAACTGTATCATCTAATTTAGACTTGGCTATTTTTTTGCCGCCACGGATTAATTGCGATGGAGAACCAGCAAATGCTTCTGGCATAGCCATCACATCACGAGCAAACCTATTTGCTGTACTAGGATCTACACCAGCTTCAACCATAATATCAGCAACTGCACCAACAACATAACCTGCTCCAGCTTCCACAGCACCTAATCCAAATACACCTACATCACCAACAAATTCTAATGCTTTCTGAATAGCTGGTGCAAACTTAATTTTAAAACCTTCGTCGTTATATAAAGGCATTTCATCAGGAACATCTACAACTCCACCGCCTTGATAAGAAGACTGACGCATTAAATCTATGCCTGGTTGTGAAAACTCAGTACGAAAATTTGTTTTAGCATCTTCCGATTTAGAAGGTTGTTCACCTGAATAACTAGGATCATCTGCCCTTGGTGGCAGTAAAGCATTGTCACCTGAAAGTTGTAATGCTTGTTTTTGACGTGCTTTTGCTATTCTTTTTCTAGCTTCTAAACGGCGTTCTTCTTCAGTCATTACTATAGCCCCAATTCATCCATGCGTTTTTCCCACTTATCAAATTGAGCAGAATCTAATGTATCAATATCAATTTGAAGAATTTCTTCTTTTGGCATGGTGGTAAAATTATAATTAGTTCCAGATTTCCTACGCTCTGCTTCAGTGCGATCACTTTCTTCTTTTTCTTCCCTTTGTAATCTCAACCAATCACCAATAGTTTTATCACCATCAGCTAAGAATATAGCTTGATTGTACAAGTATTCTTGAAGTTTTTGTTGAGCAACAATTTTGCGATCTATCCAATCTACTAAATCTTCTTCGCTTAAATTTGTTGGTAATGCTGTGCTAAGAGCTAAGTTTAACTCTCCTTCACTAAGCGCACCAAATGTTACTGAACCAACAACATCCAAACCAAGTTCATTTTTAACAGTGTCCAAGGCAATTGTTGAGGCTTTCCAATTTGGCAATCTATTAGCAATAACACCAGTATTTGCGCCTTCTTCCAATACAAGTCTTTTAGCTTCTTCAAGTGTGGCAATATTTGATCTACTTTTACTGACCTGATCAAATGCACTGAGTGATGTATTTACTGCAACAGTTGCCGCACGTCTTTGACCAGCTCTTTCCCCTTGTATGGTAATTCCACGATCTTCTGCTTGTCTAATTGCTTCTTCACGCTTATCACCTTCAAGTTCATTTCCAGCCGCATCAAGAACTTTAGTAGTTCCATCTTTCATAACAGTAACAACTACGCCACCATCAAGTATTTTACTTGACTGTACTTCTGTTACAGAAGTGTCATCTTCCCAACCTTCAGGTGGTATAGTTGACCAAGTTTTATCAGCTTCAAATGCATCTGCATCTGCTTTGTTTTTAGCAACAGCCGCAGGGAACCCTATTTTGTAAAACTTACGCTCTTTGAATGTACTAGAGGTTTTGTCAGTTAAATCGTAAAATTTACCATCACTACCCATTTGACCAGCAGTCGCTCCATATTGAGCTAATTCATCATCTGTTGCTGGTCGATATGTAACTTTATCTTTACCTTTCAGTGCAGTTCCTAAACTTATAGTAGACTGCATTCTAGCTCGATCTGATTCTGCCTTTTCTTTCTTCTTGGCATTCAAGTAATCTAGTGGAGCTTGCATAGAACCAACGGCAGAACCTAATACAGTTGCACCAGGCTGTGATGCCTGACGACCCATTTCTGCAAAGAACTGGAATGCCGCTTCCCAAGGATCAGGCTCTGGAAGTTGTGGGTACAATTGATTGGAAATAGACATTGCTTGATTGGCAATGTCTTGTGGAAAGAGATTACCAAATGCTCCACCACTTAACTGATTTACATCTGTACCAGATACACCTAGTTTTGTTTCAGCCATATCAATTACCTATTCTATGAATTCATTATTTTATATGCGCTTGCCAAACCACCCATACCAGCTATTGCTTGTCCATAAAGAGATGGGTTTGCACTCATCTGAGATCCTGAAGTATAACTACGATTAATTGTATTGTATGGCGTTCCAGACAATGCACCTAATGTGAAGTTAAGCATTTCTTGTGGATACATTTTTTGGTCAAGATAATCAGCGTATGCCAAGTCAAGTGCCTGTTGATCAAGTTGCCTACGAGCCTCACCTGTTGTAATTAACCCAGCCGCCGCTTGAGTTTGTAAGTCTTGTACTAGCGGAGCCATGTTTTGGTATGCGTTCATTTGCTGAATGCGTGACGCTTCATTTGTTTCATATGCATTTCTAGCGGCATCATCTGCACCAAAACGTGCCTGACGATCTATATCGTATTGACTACGCAACGCGGCGTCTGCACCAAATCTTGCTGATCTATCTTGCTCAAACTGACCACGCATTGCATTTTCAGCGTTAAATCTTGCGGCTCTGTCTTGCTCAAATCCAGATCTCATTGTGTTTTCTGCGTTAAAGCGTGACGCCCTGTCAGTGTCATATCGACCTGATGCAAATCCAAGACCTTCTCGTGCGGCTTGCGCTCGTAAGTCTCCTGCGGCTTGTGCGCCTTCTCCAGCAGTTGTAGCTTCCATAATACCTAAACGTGAACCAAAGCCTCCACCACCTGTAGCCGCCCTTGCTCTGGCTTCATTTTGTGCGCGTATCGTCTGTTCTTCTATTTCACGAACAGCAGGGTTCATGGCATCTTGATATATGTCCATGTAAGGCTGTGCAGACTCAAGACTAAATGGATCTCCTAGTAATTCTTCTCGTGTCGCCCCTTGATAGTCGC